AAGCTCTATGAATATGCCAAAGTCGTGTAGGTACAGGTCTTTTATTTGGTCGAGCGTATTTACATTGTACTTTCCGATCTGATTCAAGAACTCCTCCTTGAAGTCAGAGTACTCAAGTATATCAGCTACCCTATAAGATAGCGCCTCGGATATTCTCCTTAGCATGAATAGACTTGATTCAAGGATGTGTCTTGTGGCCGTGTTTGAACTCATTGCCGCAAGTTTCTGAACACCTACCAACGCGTCAGGATTAGGCGTTGACCCGTCCCTTGCCTCGTTAAGACCAGTTACCGCCCTGATCATGTCAAGGTAGTGGTTGTAGTTTGCTATTAGTAATTGCATCTTAGACGCACTACCAGTAGAGTTTATCGGTTGAATTGGAACCCTTGCATTATTGAACTCACCATCCTGTGTGTAGCTTCTTCCTACGACACTACCAGTCTGGAAGTATAGCCTAAGCGCATCCTCTGGGTTGTATGCGTTTCCTGTTCCAAGGTCAACCTCGTTAAGTCCATCAGCGTCAATGAATACACCATCTGGAACCATGCGAGCAATAATCTGCTGCATCTTTAGGTGTGTTACCTGAATCAGGTCTACGAATGGTATCATTCTCCTTACAAGAGACTCAATAACGCCCTTATACATCCTTGGCGCACATGCAACATAGTTAGGCATAGCGTGCTGGCTTGCTGACTTTGGTCGAACCATGTTTTTTGCAAGCTCCCATTTCAGTACAATATTAGTACCCATTACCATGATACCGTCATACCACACCTCGATGGTCTTCTCAACCCTCTCGAAGTTGCCTTCGTCCATCATCTCCTGTGGCGGGTTGAACTCATCGTCCTTCTCTATTACACGAGCACCACCGCTCTCAAGCATCTTCTTCTTGTATACGAACTTCTTTGTCGTCTTATAGTTGAAGAATAGAAGCGTGCATGTATCCCTATAGAACATGTCGTTCTCATAGAACTGAGATACGTTATAGTAATTATTCCAGCTCTGACTGTACTTGGAAATGGTCTCCATATCCTCGTTTGTGAGGTCTGGGTCTATCTTTATAAGCTCGGTCATTGGGAGGGTCTTTATCTCTCCCCAATAGAAACAGTCCTTGAAGTACGGGTCTTCGGTATAGCTATAGACCACGTTTGCTGGATCTACGTAATCAATAACAACGCCAGCCCCTTTCTTAAACTCATGCTTTGCGACTGATATACCAAGAACCATTTGATCATAGTCAATCCTCTTTCTTATGTCCTGATACCTGTTCTCTTCAAGAATCGTGTTGATAGCAATCTCCTCAGCTATCTCAATAGCTGGTTTGTAGTTAAGTTGCATATACAATGAAAGTTCCTCGTCATTGTCGGGAACGTCATCTGGATTCATTGTAAATGGATTTATACCAAACTCAGATTGCACAAGCTTGAACACGTCTTTCCCAGCCATTTGGGTCTCTATGTTCTCTTGGAACTGATTTCTTTTTTCTGACGATAATGCATCCTGAGCATAGGTCTTCACCTCAAATAACCTATCGGTCATACCGTTGACGACAATGTCAACGAACTTTGGTAGGATAGGCACTGGTGTCCAGTCAAGGTTCAGATACGATAGGTCTCCATCAATGGCAAGCTCATTCTTGTACTTGTGCACGGACTGTTCGCCCCTTGCGTACAGACGCATCTTATGGAACTCTCTGAACTGGTCGTAGTACCTACAGCCGTTCCCGTCCTTCTTGAACCACTCATATTGTATGGCCTGCCCAACCATAAGGCCGTAACCCAAACTCTCCTTCTCCTTGTCTGTTGCAAACTGGTCGGGAAATCCCGCAGCGGAAACATTTACTGTTACTTCCTCCATTTATATATGCTTCCAAGTTTTTCTTAGCGATATTTTTGACACAGAAGACATGGTTGTATTGAACATTTCAGATATCTCTTTTAAGGTCAATCCGTCTTTTCTTAATTGTCTTATCTTAATAACGTCTTCTATAGATACCTTCCCTTTAGACTCAGCCATTTTAGCTATAGAATCATCAGAAAACACTCTGTTTTTGCCTTTTTCAGAAAGCTTTCTTAAATGCTCTTTTGATCTTGGAGGTTTTTTCTTTCCCGTCATTGATTTCGAGATTTTTAACCTCGTCTCTTCGGAATGCATTTTCCTCCCATTTCTGGTTTCCGACATTTTTCTTCTTGCCTCTTTAGTTGGTATACAACCAAAGGCTCCTTCCCCTCCATCTGTTAAATTACACAAAGTTCCACGTCCCAAATCACTCCTGCCGTAAATAGATATAAATTCAATTTCTTTTTTCTTGGCCTCTTCTAAATCAATTTCGTCAAAAAGAATATCAACTCTATATTCTGTATTGTTGACTATTCCTTCCCAATGGTTATTCCTATAAAGCTTCGAATTTGCTCTTTTATAGTCTGAATCACTACTTATGCCAATATAGAATGGCTCATTCTTATCAAGTCTCACATGTCTATATACGTAAGCCATCTATCTGTTTAATCTACTGGTCAATCCATCATTACTGTACTTTGCAAAGTTAATGCTTATTTTTGACTGAACTTTCTGTGGTGTGTACAGGTTCTTCTGATTCGCCATTATAGCAAGACCTGAGCTGATTGAAGCATCAAACTTTGTCCTTGCGTTTATATCAAACCTTGCCCAGTCCTCAAGTGTTCTGTTGAATGGCATTGACCCCATCTCGTCAGGGTCTCTGAACGTACCCTCCAAGTCCATTCCGACATACTTCTCAATGTACGACTCAATTGCCGCAGCGTGGGACTGCTTCACATCCTCGCTCGTATTTGGTATGCCTCCAAGCTCTTTCTCCGTTGTAGATAACTTCATAGCTGGCTTGTCTGGCCTGTTCATTGAGTATCCCCTATACCCCCTATTCTTCAGATGATACAATAACCTTGGTTTATTGTTTTCGGCAAGTATAGGCATACCGTAGAACACAAGCGCCATTAGAACCTCTTCAAAGAATATCTCAGCCGTCTGCGGCCTTGCTATGTACTGCAAGAAGAACTCGTTGCTAGGAGCGTCATCCATGTTGAACTTTGTAAGCCCGTGTAGCGCACCGTTAGACCCTCCACCGCCTACAGTACCAGATATGTCGTATGAGTCACATCCGAACGAGCCTATGTGTTCATTTGCTGGATACTTCCTTCCATTACGCATCTCGTATCTGTTCTGCATATTTGCAGGAGGTATCCACGACACCAAGAACCTACCATTCTTGTCTGGTGTCCATATAACCTTCGTATCCTTTATACCATTCTCCCAATGGAATCGACCCCTTGTCAGGTGGTGTTCCTTTATCATGTTGTCGTTGTAGTCTATCTGCTGGTATATCTTGGTAAGATTGAACAGTGATGCCTTGCTCTCGTCTCTGAATGCGTGCGACTCGGTACGTGGGAACTGCCTGTAGAACTCGTTCAGTGCGTCAGCGTCTCCTTTTAGAGATTGTACCTCATTCTCCCAGTAGTCTATTGCGCCCATTTTTATCGTGCCACCATCGTTACCCTCAACTGGTGTTTTAGGTGTTCTGAACACTGGCATGCCGTACCTATCAATAAATCCCTCCATGTTCCACTCCATAGGAATGAACAGTTTGTACATGCCGCTCTTTGTCTGTCCGTTTGAGTTTCTTGTAGATGTATCAGAGTCGTTGTATAGCTTCTTGAAGTTGTCTCCACCCTTATTCAGCGCGTTACACGTTGATCCCATCATGCACTTGCCTATGATCTTACTTCCGAGTCGGAGACATGTCTTTGTGACCCTCCAGTTGTTTAGTATGTTCTCAGGCTTCTCCCATTTTCCACTCTCGTCATGAATAAGAAGCAATAATTTCTCACCATCGTAACTGTTATCGGCAGTGTTCTTCCAGTCTATCGTAGTGTCAAGCCCTTCAAGCACATCGTCAGTGTTGTGCATGTTGTTCTTTGTAATCTTAGATGCTGGAACCCGATAAGAAAGCTCTGTCTTCGGCTTGTCCATACCATCCATGATAGGCTTGAAGAAGAACGGGTAGTTGCTATTGATCGGGACGACCTTGTCGGTAAACATCTTCTTAGCATCAGCACCTGTCTTTGATAGTATTCCGACCCTTGCGTCTTTTGCAAGTGTTCCCGTGTTTACTGCTTCTGAAGACCCCATGAACGAGAATCCTGATCGTCTTATCTTAAGATACGACATGCCAAAGCATCTGTTATCAGCCTTACATGCCTCCCAGAATATGAAGAATATCCTGTTTGCCTCCCTAAAGTCAGGATGACCGATATCTATCTTTGTATGCTGAAGGTAGTTATAATGAGACCCAGTCACGTATGTTGCTATCCCATTGTTCCTGAACCAAAATCCGTATTCTCTCCTGTCGAACTCATCTTCAATATAGTCTACCCACTTATTCTTGAACTCAGACGGCATCTCATTCCATTGGAATATGCTCTGAATCCTCTTGAGTTCAGAAGGGAACTCGGATGGCTCCCAGTACTGCTCGGACTGTTTTCTGCTTCTTGAGTGGATACTCTCTGGTTCTAATGGGAGCGCAATATAAAGACCCTCTATCAGGTATACGTCTCCTATAGTGCCATCTTTCGAGATGATGACCATGTCGTACTTTTCATCATATCCGTATTTCCAAGACCTAGCCCTATTTTTTTTGGATAGGACAGTACTTGGGACACGGTCTACTATGACCTTGTATATACTACTTTCTTGACCTTCTCTCTGCGAATCCTCCACTTGACTTTTTTTCTTCCTTTTCTTCAGGAGCGTTGAGCTTTTCCTCCTCGTCCTCTATCCGCTTCATTATCTCAAATGCATCGAATATGGCAAGCTTTTTAGTGGCAGCAGCGTTTTTCAACCTGTCCGCAGCAAGCTCATCCTCTGGGTCTGGCTTTATTATCTCCTCCTTTGCGACCTTGATGAGTTGATTCACAGCTATCCTCCCAGCTTTGATAATCTCCTCCCTTATAGTTCTTGAGTCCATTCTTATTGTATTTCATTTTTGGTGATGACCTGTCCCCTGAATATCTCCTACTCTTACCCATGACTATAAAACATTACAAAAACAACCCTGCCCTCTTTCCATCCCTTGTTTGGGTACTTACTATGGAAACATGATGATGGATATGATATAAGTCTATTCTCTCTATGCCCTATTACTGTATTCAAGTCCCACTTGCTCATGTCGTTTGACTCTTCAGAAAGCATTCTGTCAAACTCGTCATCTGTTGATTTCGGTAGCGCGTATCCATATTTTTTATGCTTCCAAAAGGCTGTTCCATTCAACTCGATATCAGAATAAGACGGAGACATGAACAATACAATAGCCCTATCTGGCTGTTCTCCGTTTATTTTTTGATCAGAATGTATTCTCCAGTCCGTATCTAAGGTATCTGTAGCTATCCGAAAGAAGCTAAGTATATTTCTTACAGGCCTTCCCTCAAGTCTTGATATTTTAGACCTAACAAGATCGTTAAACCCATCAGATGGCATTTGGACGTAAAACGTGTCATATCCAGCTACAACTTCTTCGAAGTCATTTGAAGCAAGCTCCTCTTTTGTAGCTTCATACCACTCCGAGCTAAGAAAGTCATCAGTAAAGTATATCATAGAGACAGCGTTATATTATCCGTAAACATCCGATACAGCTTCTCGCCATCAACCGTGAACTCATAGTCGCTGTTCGGCTTAAATGATATCTCATCGCCTTCTCTGAGTCCGAATGCCTCAAGCTCCTCATTGATGTATCTTATCGTGCCTATCAGCGGCTCCTCGGATACATTCTTGAAGATGAAAGAATCTTTCTTATCTACTGGCTTAATAAAGCAGTACTTGTCATGAGCATTCCATCTGTCACCATTGTGATACATGAAGAACTGCATGTGGTCTACAAAGAACATGTCATCCTTGAAGAAGCTTCTTCCGCTCTTCTGCCTGCCCTTCATGTCGTAGTAGAACTTGAACACGTTATGATGCACAAGTAGCAAGTCTCCAACCTTTACTGGGCCGTCATAGTTTATAGGCAACTCTACCACCTCTGCTATCCTCTGAGAGAATCTGTGGTCTTCTTGAGACGAGCTTACGATAAGCCCGTCCTTTACGTTCGCGTATCGCTTGCCGTCCTTTGGGCGAACGATGAACATATATGGGGATTTCATTTTAGAAGTTTATGTTGAACTCTATTGAAATTGGCAT